TCGAGATTTTGAACAAAATGTAAGAATTTTAGCAAAAGAAAATAAATTATTAAAAGAGAAAGGAGTGGTAATAAATGCCGAAACAACTCAAATTTTGGAACGTGATGAAGAATGATGAGGAAAAATCAGCTGAACTGATACTTTATGGAAGCATTGGAAGTGATGAATATTGGGATGACATATCTGATAAGGCGTTTAAACAGGATATCGAAAATCTTGGGGATGTAGGAAACATAACTTTGCATATAAATAGTCCAGGTGGGAGTGTATTTAGTGCTGTGGCAATAGCGAATACTCTTAAAAATCACAAAGCTAAAGTGACGGCAAATATTGATGGTTTGGCAGCAAGTGCTGCAACTATTATAACAAGTGCTTGTGATACTGTAAGAATGCCTAAAAATGCTTTATTTATGATTCACAATCCAATTACTTTTGCTTATGGGAACAATCAAGAAATGCAAAAAACTGTTGAAATGCTTGATAAGGTTAAAAACAGTATTATTGAAACGTATTTGGGCAAAACAAAAGCAGACAAGAAAACTTTATCTGAATTAATGGATAATGAAACTTGGATGGATGCAGAAACAGCTAAGGAATATGGTTTTATTGACGAAATTGTGGATGAAGAAGTGGGAAAAGAATTTGTAGAAAATAAATTAATTATAAATAACATGGCTTTTGATATTTCAAAATTTAAAAATTTTAAAAAAGCAAAAGATGTAGTTATTAATAATAAAAAAAATACTAAGGAGGTAAAAATGACTTTAGAGGAATTAAAAAATCAATTTCCTGATTTGTATGATTATGTATTAAATGAGGGGAAAAAAATTGGAAAAGAGGAAGAAAGAGAAAGGTTAAAAGCTATTGATGATATAGGAGTTAATAATTATTCTGAATTAATAGAAAATGCTAAATATGTTAATCCTATGTCAGCTAGTGAATTGGCTATTAATATTTTGAAAAAACAAAAAGAAGAAAAAGCTCAAAAGTTGCAAAATATTAAAAACGAAAGTCAAGATAATTTTATACCACCAGCTATGAATGATGGAACATCGCCTGGTAAAAAAGAAGAAAAACGGTTTATGGGAATTGATATTATGAATATTTTTTCTAGAATGAATAAAAAAACAGAGGAGGGAAAATAAATGGATTTTGTAACAAAAGGCAATGAATATGCCAGTGAACAATTTTTGAGCGGTACAGGACACAAATATATGGAATTTGAAGTGCCCCAAGGTAAAAGTGTAAAAAGAGGTGATGCTGTAAATGCAACTGCTGAACTTTCAGATGGAACTGATTTGTTTGGAATAGTTATGGAAAATGCTGACGGAACAACGGTAAAAACTAAAACAACTGTAGCTATTTCAGGGGAATTCATTTTTGAGGGATTAAATGTGAAAGCAGGTACACAAAAAGCAGATTTTACAAAAGCAGCTAGAGATAAAGGTATTGTAATAAAAGAATTAGGAGGTAAGGAATAATGCCAGCAGTAATAGAATTTATTGGGTTGTATGACCAGAATGTGATTAGACCAAAATCATTTATAAAAGACAGTTATTTTAAAAATAGGAAAACATCAGAAAATCAAAAAATGGAAATAGAATTTAGAAAAGGAAGACAACTTGTAGCTCCTTATGTATCTGAATTTATTCCAGGAACAGAAATGGTAAAAAACACTTATGAAAGTAAATTTTTTCAAGCTCCAAAAGTAGCGCCAAAAAGAACTTTTTCGGCTTTTGAGTTATTTTTTAATAAAACGGCAGGAGAAACTATATATGGTGGAAAAAGTCCTGAGGAAAGAAAAGCAGACTTACTTGCAGAATCTTTTGCTGAATTTGAAGAACAAATTACAAGAAGAGAAGAAATAATGTGTACTGAAGTATTGTTTAATGGAAAGGTGATTGTGGAAGGTGAAGGAATAAAAGGAGAAATTAAATTCGGAACAGTTGAAGAAATTACTCCTGCTACTTTATGGACACAGCCTAATGCTGATATAATTGGAGATTTACAGGCGGCTATAACAAAAATTGGGGAAACTACAGGATTAAGACCTGAAATGATTTTAATGGATCCTGTGGCTGCAAAATTATTTGTAGAAAATGAAAAAATTCAGAAATTACTGGATATTAGAAATTATCACGCAGGAGAAATCAATCCTAGAGAAATTGCAGGTGGTGCAATCTATATAGGAACTTTAGCACCATTTGGACTTCCAATTTATTCTTACCAGTCACAACATTCTGTGTTAAATGCTGATGGAAAAACTTATTCAACAAAAAATATTATTCCTGAAGGTAAAGTGTTGTTAGCACCTAGCAACAATACAATTATTTATGGACCAGCAGCAGATGTAAAACAAGGAATTATTGTAGCAGAGCGTTCAGTATTTACAGATGAAGATTCAAAATCAAATACTGTAGAAATCAGAACTGAGTCAAGACCACTTCCTGTTGTTTATGATATTGAAGCTATAAAAATATTGAAAGTTAAATAGGAGGTAATAATGAAATTTAGAACATTAAAACCTATGATTTATAGTGGAATTAGTTATGAAGTAGATACTGAAGTAGATATACAAGAAAAATCAGTAATAAAAAGCTGCCTTGAAAGAGGGCTTATTGCCGAAATAAATGGTAAGATTGGAAATTCCGAAGAATTAATTGAAACAGAAAATATTGAAGAAACAGATAAAAAAGATACAAAAAATAAGAAGAAATAGGTAAAAAACATGAATTTTAAAGATATTTTAGAAAATGATACACAAAATGTGTTTTTAAATTCAGAAGAATTTGGAGAAACACATAATTTGAATGGTATTGATGTTATTTGTGTGACAGATGAGGACAGTTTTCAAGAAAAGGAAATTAGTGGAAAATTAACAATAGAAAGTGGTTTTTACAAGGAAGGGATTACAGTATTTATTGATAAAAAATATTTGAAGTATAAGCCTGAGGGCAATATGAGGATAGATTTTGACAATAAGGAATGGATAGTTGCAAACTGTAAAGAGAACTTTGGTATGTATGAACTCGATTTGTATAGATACACAGATTATTAGGAGTTGATTTAGATGTTTACGATTGAATTTGATGAAAGTGTCCTTAGTGACATAGAAAATAAGTTTATTGAGTTTCCAGAACAAGCTCCAAGAGCTTTGGCAAATGCTTTGAATAGAGTTTCAACTATGAGTAAAACTCGTATGGTTAGAAATGCAACTAAGACCTATACGGTTAAATATGGGGATTTATTAAGTGGATTGACTATGGAAAAGGCTAATCCTGGTAAACTAATGGCTGAAATTAATTCAAGTGGAGGTTATTTAGGGTTAGACCATTTTCAGTTGAATCCAAGCACAAGAACTGGCAGAACATCAGTAACGGCAACGGTAAAAAATGGAAATGGAATAATGCTAAATGATAGAACATTTATAGCCTACAACGATGGACATTTAGGAGCATTTGAAAGGGAAGGAAGTGGACGGCTGCCGATTAAGAGAAAATATGGACCGTCTGCTCCACAGATGTTAGGACCTACAACTTGGTTACCCGATCTTGATGAATTTATGTCTCAAAAATTAAATGAAAGGTTTGAACATGAGTTGAACAGGCTCTTGTCAATGTAATTTATGAGTATTAAAGTAATTGAAAAAAGTTTATATGATTTTTTGTGTGAAGAATTTAAAGATACAGATTATCAAATATTCCGTGGGGCATTACCAGTTCGGAGATACGGCGAAATTGACAAAAATACAGGACAGAAAAAGCCGTTTTTTCCTTGTGTGACATTAAGAGCTTTGAAGGCTAGGCAGATTATAACTGGAAATGACAGCTATGACTGCGATGCCACATTTGAAATAATAATTGGAACTAAAAACGAGGATTATATTGATAATCTTTATAAAGGCGAAGAAATAAGAAGCAAACTTTTGAGTAAAGTTTATGATGAAAGAGGCTGGGCTATACGTGAGGATAAGGAATTTGAATGCAATTTGACAAGTGACGAATTCGGAGATTTTATATTCTCGAGAATTACATTCACGGTTTGGGATTATCCTGTCGAGCCTGAAATTTTGAAGGAGGAATAATGGAAGATAAAAAGCAATATATTTATTTGGGAGATACGCTGGAATTTAAGGATATTAGATTTACAAAAGGCGTTATTTATTATGGCAATGAAGTAATTGAAACAAAACTTGAGAAATATCCGCTTTTGAAAAGAATTTTGGTGGATGTTAATCAAGCTAGTGAAGCATTGCAAAATGAAAAATTGCTTGAAACAGTAACGCAGCAAATTAAAGACCAAATAAGAGAGGAGGCTGAATAATGGGGTATAAACACGGAACTTATCAAACTGAGACATCGAGTGACATATCACTACCGATAGTGCTTGATTACGGACATTTTATTGTAGGGACTGCACCGATGAATAAAGTAAAAAAAGAAAACAGAAGAGTGAATGAGATTGTAAGATTAGGAACTTATAAAGAAGCTATCCAGTATTTTGGAGACACTTATGACTTGGATTTTTCGATTTCACAAGCGATAAAAGTATTTTTTGAGTTGTACAAAGTAGCACCGCTTTATGTTGTGAATATCTTGGATCTTGAAAAGCATAAAACAGCTAAAAAGACTCAAAATGATTTGAACTTAACAAATGGTAAAGTTGTTATTCCAAATCACAAATTGATAACAGACACATTAGTAGTCAAAGAAAATGCGACATCACAAGTTATTTCAGACGCTGTAACGATGTGGACGGATGAAGGACTTGAAATATATGCTAAACCATCGAATGGGACTAAAATTGATATTGAATATGAAGAAATTGACTTGTCAAAAGTAACAAAAGCACAGGCTTTAGGCGGATACGATATTTCAACGATGAAAAGAACTGGATTAGAATTATTAGATGAAGTTTATTTAAAATATTCGGAATTGCCGGCATTCATTGATGTTCCTGATTTTTCAAGTGATAGTGAAGTTGCTGCAATTATGCAAACAAAAGCTAAAAATATAAATGGAAATATGTTTGAAGCAATTGCATTGATTAATGCACCAATAGACAAGCCTTATGACCAAATCCCAAAATGGAAAGATAATAATAATATTAACGGAAATGACCAAATTGTATTATACGGAACATTAGGATTAGCTGGCAAGAAATATATTCAGTCTATTCAGTATGCTGCTTTGTCGTTGCTGGTAGACGACGAGAAGAGTGGTGTGCCTTCACAGGTGCCGTCTAACTTCGCATATAAATGTGACAGTTTATATTGGAAAAATTCAAATGGAAAATTAGAGGAAATAATTTTAGATAAAGAACAACAGGCTAATTTTTTAAATAAAAATGGAGTAGTTACAGCTATTAATTTCAAAGGTTGGCGTTGCTGGGGGTCTGAAACTGCACTTAATCCGATGGCAACAGATCCGAAAGACAAATTCATAAACACTCGTAGAATGTTTAAATATGTTGGAAATGAATTAGTTATAAGTCTTTTTGACCAAGTGGATAAAACATTCTCTAAAAAATTAGCTGAAACAGTAACAAAATCAATGAATATTAGATTAAATGCTATCGTGGCTAGAAATGATCTGTTAAGTGCAAGTGCGGTTTTATCAAGCGAGGATAACGACCCTATTAATGTTATGAATGGTGATATAACTTGGGTTATTAAGCTAGGAGTAATTCCAGGCATGAAATCGGCAACATTTAAGAAAAAATATGATGTAGACGCATTGACTGAGTTTGCGAAGAGTTTAGGAAAATAGGAGGAATGAAGAAATGGCTAAAAAGAAACTGCCTTTAGGAATTGTTGACGCTGACCTTTATGTCAATGGTTCAAACGCATTAGAAGGAGTTGGAGTAGTAGAACTTCCAAACGTTGAGTCCGCAACAATAACAACTGAACAGTTTGGAATGGCTGCGGAATTTGAAGCACCGCTAATTGGGCATTACAAAAAAATGTCAGCAAAAGTAAAAATGGATAGTATGAACGAAACATTATTAAATTTTAATAATAATGACTCAATCACACTAGAGTGCTTGGGAGCTTTGCAACAGTTAGATAGAATGACGCATTCACCAAAAATAACTGGTGCAGATGCAACATTAAAGGGATTTATCACAAAATTTGATGGTCCAAAAGTTGAAAACGGTAAAAAATTTGAAGGTTCGTTTGATTTGAGTATTACTTATTATAAATTAACGATAAATGGTAAAACAATCATTGAAATTGATGTATTGAACGGAATTTCAAATGTAAATGGAAGTTTTAACAATATCATAAGACAATTATTAGGACATATTTAGGAGGATTAGAATGATTATAAAATTAACAAAAGAATATGAATTAGGAAGTAAAAAATATAAAGAAATAGATTTAAAACTGGATAATTTAACAGGAGCAGATTTACTAGAATGTGGAAAAAATTATAAGTCGAGAATGAAATCCAATGCTGAAAACTTTAAAGATTTTGATGACGCTTGGGCTTTGACTGTGGCTGAAAGGGCATCAGGTATTAAGTATGGGCATTTAATGACATTAGGTGCTGAAGACTTTTTAAAAGTGGTAAATCAAACTAAGAATTTTTTAGTAAAAGGTTGGGGAACGGACGAAGACAAGGACGAGAAAACTCCAACGGTGGAAGCGTAACAGATGACTTTTTAGACTTAATTACAGATTTATTGAGTGGGCTCAACTATTTTAAAATGAATATTAGTTATGAAACACTTATGAAATGTACATTTGATGAGCTGGATTACTGGATAGCAAGGGCTAATAAGTTGATTGAGGAAGAAAAGGCAAGACAAGAAGAGAGTGAATAAAAAAAGGGGGATTAGTCGTCCCCACCAATGAAAACTGATAAAAATTTAAATAGAACTACGATAAGAGCTATAACTGTGATTACAGGGCTTATAGCAAACATAAATGATATAAATA